CTCGATCGCACAGATTTTTCGCAAAAATAACTTTTAGTAAGGGGGGTTATCCACATGTCGAAGGTAAAACAATTCACAGGCATCGATATTAAGAAGCTCGAAAAAGATTTACTCTCACAAATTGATGCGACTGATACCGTACAAAGAAACAAGGTCGCAAAATATATAAAAATCGAAAAAATGATACGTGGCTTTTTTGAAGATATAGAAGATCGCGGCTTAATGCTTGAGACAAAAAACGGTGCCCAAGAGTTCGCAAAGCACAATCCGTTGATAGACAAGATTAGGCCATTCATTAATACACAATTAGAGATTGAGGGATCACTAGGATTGAACATTCCAGAAAAACAGCCGCAAGAGGCAGGGCATAGCGCTAGTGATCTGATTTGATTACACACGAATATGTTGAAGAATACTTCCGGTTGTATGAGCAAGGCAAGATGAAACTTAACAAAGAGCGTATCTTGCTTTTTAATTATTTAAAAGAGCATGTTCTTATTAGGGAAGATTTGTACTTTGATGAAAAACAAATTGACCAGTGCGTTAGATATATAGAGAAGTGGTACTTTCCGTTAGAGCCATTCCAGAAGTTCGTTATAGCGTTCTTGTTTCTTAAAAATAAAGAAACGGAACGTCTTTTTTATCGCCGCATTTTAATCATGATGGGTAGGGGTGGAGGAAAAAACGGTCTCATTTCAGGTATAACTAATTATTTAAATAGCGAATTGCACGGCATACCTCGTTACAATGTATCAATTATCGCGAATAGTGAGGATCAGGCGAAAACTTCATTCGAAGAAGTGTATGACACTATAGACGGAAATGAAACACTTGAAAAATCGTTTTATCTAACGAAACTAAGAATCACTAACAGAGTTACTAAAAGTTGGTTGCGATTCCGAACCTCAAACGCTGGGACAAAAGACGGCGGACGCGAGGGCTGTATTGTATTCGACGAAATTCACCAGTACATGGATTCCAAAATAGTAAATGTGTTCAAGAGCGGCCTTGGAAAAGTCAAGCACCCTAGAGAAATATATATTGGTACAGATGGCTATGTAAGAGAGGGATTTCTTGACCGAATGAAAAATGAAGCGAAAGACGTTTTAGAAGGGAAAGATCCTGATTCTAACATGTTTCCGTTTATATGTAAGTTGGACAACCCTGACCAAGTAGATAATGAAGCGTTGTGGGAATTGGCTAACCCGATGTTTTGCCAGCCCATGAGCGATTACGCTATTAACTTATATGAAACAGTCAAAGAGGAATACAAAGACTTAGCGCATGATCCGTCTAATCGTGAGGAATTCATGACAAAGCGAATGAATCTACCTGAAGAGGATTTAGAGAAGTCTGTTGCGCCATGGGAGGACATATTGCGAACTAACCAACCTGTTCCCGACTTAGAAGGAATGATAGGCGTGGGAGCATTAGACTATGCTAGCGTTCGAGATTTCGCCGCGTGTGGCATTTTATTTAAGAAAGAAGGCAAATATATATGGAAGACTCATTCGTTCGTTAATGATGACTTTTTGAAGAAATACAAACTAAAAGCACCGATCCGCGAATGGGAAAAGGAGGGGTTGCTAACAATCGTCCCCGGGCCGATCATTCAGATGCGGGACATTGTTGATTGGTTTGTAGGAATGCGGTTGCGTTACGGAATAACGGAAATAGTAATTGATAATTTCCGTTTGGAATTAGTTAAAACCATGTTGGAAGAAGAAGGTTTTGAAATCGTGGTTATAAAGAATCCTAAAGCGGCATCTGCAAAAGTATCACCAAGAATAGAAACGATATTGGCAAATGGTGAATTAATATTCGGAGACAACCCGTTAATGCGTTGGTATACACAAAACACACTGGTAAAGATCGATAAATTCGGCAACAAGTCTTATGAGAAGAAAGATGAAATCAGAAGAAAAACAGATGGATTTATGGCCATGGTTTATGCCTTCTGGGAAGCAGATAATGTTCTGGAAGAAGATACAGACTTCATGCTTGCTGATATTAGCTTTTAGGGGGTGTGATTAATGAGTGATGTCAAAGCAGAAATAAATAAACAACTAATGGAAGTGTTAAAAGCTGTTGATGAAATTAAAAACGTCCATATAAAAGTGGAATTACTGAAAGATGTTGCTGAAGTTAACGAAAAGAATCAATGAATAGTATCGAAGTTTAGAAGGGGAGGTGAGGATCATAGGGCTAACGGACAAAATCGCATCAATGTTTAAGAAAGTTGATAAAGAGGACTTATTTCAGTACAGCATTCCGTTGGACAAAGAAAGGCGTATATATCTTAAGCAGTTATCTTTGCAGATATGCATTAACTTCATTTCGAGGACGATCAGTCAGTCTGATTTTAGGATTAAGCACGGGAAGGATTTTGTTAAAGACGACTTGCATTATTTGCTTAACGTCAAACCGAACTGGAATGATAACGCAAGTACGTTCTGGCAGAGAGTTATATACAAACTCATCTATGATAATGAGTGCTTAATTATCCACACCGATGAGGATTATTTCTTAGTAGCAGATCATTTTGAAAGGGTGGAGTATGCTGTTAAAGAGGATTTGTTCAGACATGTTTCTGTCAAAGGAATTGATCTCAAACGCACATTTCCAAGAGGTCAGGTTATATATCTACAATATAACAACCAAGACTTATCCCCCTTAATTGATGGTTTGTATAGGGATTATGGTGAGTTGTTAGGTTACACGATGACAGCCCAGTTAAGAAAGGCGCAAATTCGCGGCGTTGTCGATTTAGAAACAATTAACCTCAAAGACGATAAGAACAGAGAGTTGCTGCAGGATTATATTGATAAGCTGTATAACGCATTTTCGAAAAGGCTTGTCGCCTTAGTTCCACAACAAAAAGGAATGAGCCTGGAAGAGCAAGGGAAGTCATTCCAAGGTCAATCTGTGGAGGAAATAGACAAGGTAACAGACGGATTCTTAAGCAAGGTGGCTATGTCCTTAGGTATCCCTCTCTCTCTAATTAAGGGTGATATGGCGGACGTAGAGAAACAAACACGTAACTATATGACATTCTGCATTGATCCGTTGTTGAAAAAGATCACAGATGAATTAAATAGGCAACTGTTTGATAAAAACGAATATTTGAACGGTTGGCGCGTAGATATTAGACGGGCTAGCTACAGTAATATGTTTGACGTTGCCACATCAGCGGATAAATTACGCGCTGCCGGAATTGCCACAGGTAATGAGTTGAAGGACGAATTAGGACTGGAAAGGGTTGACGATCCTATGTTAGACAAGTTTGTGTTAACGAAAAACTACCAAGAGGACAACAGTCAACTTGAAGGGGGTGAGAATGAATGAAAATCGATATTAAAGGCGCGATTGTATCAAATGATGACCAGTGGATTTATGACATGTTCGAAATGGAATCCACAAGTCCAAAAAATGTACTAGAATCTATTGAGGGCGCAAATGGTGAGGATTTGGAGTTCATCATTAATAGTGGTGGAGGATCGGTGTTTGATGCATCGGAAATCTACACCGCAATAAGGGAGTATCCGGGTAAGACGACGGCTAAAATTGTCGGATTGGCAGCAAGTGCAGCGTCCTTTATTGCAATCGGTGCTGATCACGTCCTAATATCACCTACCGGACAAATGATGATCCATAACGCATCTACTGTATCGATGGGTGATTATCGAGAAATGGACAAGGCTTCAAACTTGCTCAAAAACACCAACCAAACAGTATCTAATGCTTACCGTTTAAAAACAGGCTTGAGTGAACAAGAATTGCTGGATTTAATGAACGAGGAAACATGGTTTTCTCCACAAAAAGCAAAAGAAAAAGGGTTTGTTGACGAAATCATGTTTGAAGATCCTAACATTAAATTGTCTGCAAGCGCATCGGCGATGAGTGCTATTCCGAAACCTGTTATCGAGGGTTTGCGTAACGGCATGATGGCCAAAAAGAAATCCGAGGGAGTAACTCATGAAGAATTAAAAAGCTCCTTAGAATCGCTTAAAGATGAAATTTTAAACGAGATTAAACAAAACCAAGAACCAAAAAAAGAGCCAAAACAAGAATCTGCTCAAAACAGCAACTTGTCTAGGCTCTTTTTAAATTTATAGGAGGAATGAGAGATGACAATTAATTTTAATTTCAAGAAAGAAGAAGAGTTTCAAAATGCTAAAAAAGCATTAACAAATGCTATGGCTAACGGTGGTGAGGAAGAACAACAGGAAGCATTCAATAACTTCTTTGACGCCATGCAAGAATCAATTCAAAACCAAGTAAAAACTGAATTAAACAATGACATGCTTGATCGTTCTATCCTTCAATCCCGTGGACAAAACGTATTAACGGCAGAAGAGCGCAAATTCTTTAATGCGGCAGTACAAGAAGGTGGATTTACTGATGATGCAATCCTTCCGGAAACTACACAAGAACGCGTATTTGAAGATTTAACAACAGAACATCCATTACTTGGTGCGCTTGGATTGCGTGATTTAGGAGCAGTTACACGTTTCATTTATTCTGATCCAGAAAAGGCGTATGCGTGGGGTGAATTGTTCGGAGATATTCGCGGACAAGTAAATGCGGCGTTTCGCGATGAATCGATTGGACAACTCAAATTAACAGCGTTCGCAGCTATTCCTAACGACATGATTGATCTTGGTCCAGAATGGATTGAGCGGTACGTCCGAACATTGTTAGTAGAGTCTTATTCCGTTGGTCTAGAATTTGGATTTGTAAATGGTGGAGGTACGGCGCAAAGTCAGCCAGTTGGACTATTAAAAGATGTTGATC